AACTCACAAGAAATGTTAGCAGACTTCGCATTTAACTTAGGTGGACACGGCCTACGTAAGTTCCCTAAGTTCGTAGACGCCAACATAGATGATGACATCGATACGATGCGTAAAGAATATAAAAGATACTACACTGCTGGAAGCGGTGAAAGAAGAGAATTAGAACAACGGAATGAGGAATTCTATTCGTTGTTTCTAGCGTAGACGGCTACCTGTAGGAATACGGCCCCGTCTTTTTAACCTACCGATGGCAACCTGCACACCGTGCAGCCCCAATAGAAGGAGAGGTAATTATGGTCGATAATAATAATAATACTAACGAGGAGATTGGACAAGACGAAGAACTAGAGCCTACCCCATATCAGAATAAATATAGGGCTAACTTAGAAGAACCTAAATTCGGTGATGACGATCAAGAAGTTGAATATGACGACCCTGTAGAGGCTACTCGTCAACAACTAGAAAAGAATAAGGGACTAGCTTCTAAGAAAGGAACTGGAGAGGAACAGACTCATAACTTCAAAAAGCGTTATGATGACCTAAAGCGTCATTATGACACTAAGTTAAATGAATGGAAACAAGAGAAAGAACTGCTTAGTGCTAAACTTTCAGTAGAGGCAAAAAAACATGATATACAAGAGTTGCCCAAGACCGAAGAAGAGTTAAGCGAGTTCAAGGAAAAGTATCCAGACGTTTACGATGTAGTCGAGACTATCTCTACCTTACAGGCCAATGAACGTGTCAAAGACATTGAGGATAGATTATCTGATTTGCGTCTTAAAGAGCAGGAAGCCGTAGTGCAGACTGCAGAGAAGCAACTCTTAAATGTCCATCCTGACTTTGAAGTTCTAAAGGAGAATGATATTTTCCTGAGTTGGCTTGATGAACAGCCTGAGAGTATTGCTGATGGCATCTATAAAAACAATACAGATGTTAAGTGGGCCGCTCGTGTGATCGATCTGTTCAAGGCAGACAATAACATTAAACCTGCCAAGAATCGTAAGAAATCGACTGGTAAAGGACCGAAATCTAGTACATCAAGGAACAATTCTGCAGCACAGTCCGTCACCAAGACGAACACTAAGATGTCTCTAGAACAGTTTCAAGATGACAAAAAGGTTTGGTCTATTCAAGAGATCTCACGACTTAAACCTCGTGAATACGAGCTAGTTGAGAAAGAAATCGACAAAGCAGTAAAAGAGGGAAGAGTTGTAGACTCTGTAGAGTAAAAAAACAGCATGGATAGATAAAGGGGAATTATTATGGCCTTTACTACTGCTGCAGGATATGGAAATCTACCGTCTGGTAATTTCGTACCTGTTATCTACTCCCAAAAAGTCCTCAAATTCTTTCGTCGTGCTTCGGTAGCGGAAGCAATTACCAATACCGACTACGCTGGAGAAATTGAGAACTTCGGGGATACTGTAAATATCATCAAAGAACCAGCCATTACGGTTGCTGCGTATCAACGTGGCTCTACTGTAAATACTGAAGCTCTGGCTGATGACCAGATTCAGTTGACGGTTGACCAAGGCAATTACTTTGCCTTTAAGGTCGATGATATTGAAGAGCGTCATAGTCACCTTAACTTCGAAGCGTTAGCCACCTCTTCGGGTGCGTACACTTTGAAGAAAGCGTATGACTATAACGTTCTAAATAATATTGCTAGTAACGCAGCAACTCCTTCAGGAACTCTAGCTACGCAAGCTACCTCTGCCAATACTGGTGACGAAGTCTCCAACTTGGTAGCGCAAGCTGCAGCGGAACTAGATAAGAACGATGTTCCTGAAGAGAATCGCTGGCTAGTAGCGGCTCCCGGCTTCTACGAAGTATTGCGCCAAGCATCTTCGAAAGTCATGGACATGTCCGTTACTGGTGGTAGTGCTTCGCCATTGCTTAATGGTAAGGTTACAGAGCAGAAACTTCACGGTTTCGATCTGTACCAATCCAATGCAATCGGTGTTGGTACTACTGGTTCTGCAGCAACGTATATCTTTAACGACTCCGCAACCTCTGGACACACTTTAATCCTCTTCGGTCATATGTCAGCAGTAGTAACTGCTTCGCATATTGCCAAGACGGAAGTCATCCGTGACCCGAATAGCTTCGCTGACATCGTACGTGGACTCCACGTATTCGGTCGGAAAGTTATCCGTGGCTCTGGCACTGGCTATAAGGGTGTATTCAAAGGGTTGATGGACCTAGATAGTTAAGGGAGGACTGAAAAATGGCTACTTATAATCGTACTGTTACGGGCGGTGGCACTATTGGACATCCTTCCAATGCTGCTGTACCCTATGTCGTCACTTCTCCCGTATGGGATACTGCTGACGGCGGTACTGGTGCGGATGTCATTCAATTGATTGATGTCCCTGCCGATACGATGATTGTTGCTGGTTGCCTAGAAGTTCTAGAAGCATTTGGCAACGGTCAGGTTACTATGGATATTGGATTTACTGGTGGTGATGTAGACTGTTTTATTGACGGTACTGCAGCCGCTGCTGGTTTCTCTCCATTCCTAGAAGCCGCCGTAGGTGCAACCAGCGCTAATCCGCGTATGGTTACTACGGCTGATACCATTGATGCACTTCTTATTGATGCTGGATCAACTGGTGAAAGTGCGGGACGTTTCCGTATCCACGTTGTCATGGTTGACGTTTCTGTTAACCCTGTCGAATCGGCTACGGTGTCTACCGGCACGTAATCACACGTACTACTACGCAGTTTTGTGGAGTTCTGTTAAATAAAAACTCCACACCCTTTCTTGCTGTGTTCAACTGTTTTGTGAAAGAGGTACAATGTTTATTAAACTGCTTACGGACGAAGAAGCTGCATTCTGTTATAATGCAATAACAGATAATTCTTTTGATAGCGGAGATAAGACGCAACCATTAGAATCTGTAAAAAAGAATAAAGAAACAACAGACATACCAGAAGAAGTACGTAAATTAATAATAAGTAAGATCTACGATACGCACTATATAGATTCTGTATATTGCCCAAAGCGTGTATCGGTTAATTTTTATAACCAATACGAAAAGGGTGACTTTTACAATACTCATATCGATAATTTTAAAGCGTATCCAAAATCGAATAATGTCTTTTTTGATTACGGCTTCTCTGTGAATCTAAGAGATGATTATGAAGGTGGAGAGATGTACTTCCAAACGGAAGTAGGGTCAATTGCAAAAAAGTTAAGTGTGGGAGAAGCAGCGATATTCCCTATATTTTATCCACATGGTGTTTACCAAGTAAAAGAAGGAACCAGAACAAATATACTGGGATGGATGTCTTCTAGTATCTCGCATGAACAACACTTTATATTAAAGAATCTGTATGAGATAAATCAGTATTTAAGTAAAGATAACCCTTATGATATCTTCACAAAATCTGTTCTTGTACAAAACTACCTAAAGAAAGAATGGGGTAAATAAATCTCTGGTGGCAGTTTAACGTCTACGGATTCCGTAACTATCACTCATTATTTTGATAGACGATATTCTATCGCAAATTCAGCTTTAACTGAAGTATGGAATGATACCTTGCTAACAGATTTTGATTTTTTGTGGGTAGAATCCGACCAAGCTGTAGAGTTGCAACTTATGTGTAACGAAGGAGGTTCCATATCAGGTGGTGATCTGGAGAATGCATTTGTTGTAAAACTTGCGGCAGGGATACCTTTTGTCTTGGCGGATGACGCAAGTCGTAACAGAGGAGATGTTGCGGGTACGTTGAATGAGAGTAACTACACAACGGAAATTGATACGTGGGAATCGACCTGGACGGCTGATACAATTGATCGCATAGAATGTTATAATGGATCTGGTAGCACCGCCAACGTGCGCGTGTTTGCAGCCACCTAGAGAGAAAGAAAAAAAGAGGATGGCTACTTGTTCAAATTGCGGGAATTCCTCTCATTGTGATGGAGTACTTACCAAGACTTTGAAAGAGCTTCGACCATTCAGAGAATTTCCAGAAGATGTTGGAAATCAGAATATTGAAGTTTGTAAAGATTGCTCTTGTGATGATTGTTCGGAGTAAATAATGGCAAATTATCTTACGCTTGTAAATAGAGTTCTTAATGAACTTAACGAAATAGAATTAACTTCTTCTACATTTAGTTCTTCTCGTGGTGTTCAAACAATGGTAAAGAATGTCGTTAATAAGGCTATTAATGATGTTTATAATTCTGAAATAGAATGGCCCTTTTTGATACAAAGTAAAACAGATACACTCGTAGCAGGAACACAAGAATATAACCTACCTTCCGATTATCGTAAAGTAGACTGGGATTCTTTTATGCTACGTCCCAAGAATCTATTATTGAACGGATCGTTTAACACAAATCTTCTTGATTGGACTATCGTTTCTGGATCACCGATAAAGGTTGATAAGACAAATTCTGGTGCTACCGTTACAGGGGCGCTCCAACTTAATAACGCAGAAGTTACACAAATCGTACAAACCATCAAGAATAAAGAATATATTGTACGTACCAGAACATTTTCCGAGGACGTATCGTTAAAAGTTGGAACATCTTCTAGTGGCACACAGAATTTAAGTACTACGCTCAGTGTTACAAATACTGGTGACGGAGAGTGGTTGACCAACGAATTTACTGCATCGGCAACAACAACGTATATTGGTTTAGCAGAGAGTGATGGTAATACTGTAGAAATTGACAGTATAGAGGTTGTGGAAAATGAACAACCCAGAAAACTAAAGTATATGTCTTATGATGAATGGTTTGATAATTTCTCAGAAACTGATCTTAATCAAACCTCCAAGAATCAATTCTCCATTCCAATGTATGTTTATGAAACCACGGATGGTAAGTATGGTCTATCACCAATACCCGATAGAATCTTGAGCGTAACGTATAAATATTATAAGACGCACAGTGATCTTTCAGAATACACGGATATCCCCGTACTTCCTGTACGCTTTCACGATACAATAATCAATAGAGCCAAATATTATACCTATATGATGAGAGCAAATGTTGCGGGAACACAACTATCCGAGAAAGATTTCATGGAAGGCATAAAGAGGATGCGAGTTGAACTCCTCAATCGAAAGAATTATATGTATCCACGAGGTTTGAGAACTTCAGGAGATTCATAAAGGCTAATACATAGGAGACAATTATGGCACATGAAGAAAAGAAGAAAAAGGTGGATATACATGGTGTTGAGATAGCTTTACCTGTTGAAGTTATGACTGGTGGAAAATTTGACCCTGTAAAAACGGGGAAGATGGAAGCAAAAAATTGGATAGTTGGTTTAAACAAGTCTATGTACAAAAATAAGAAGATACTACAGAATCATCCAGAATTAATGGATGATTTGGATAGATTACATAATAAAATAGTAGACATAAAGAAAAACAGAAAGACCAAAAAGGCTTCTTCCAAAAAGAAATATGCGTATGGCGGCAGGGTAGCAAAGTACAAGGACTAATATGCCAGAAGTAACAGCACCAGAATATATCTCACCGTACGTTGTAACAACTTCTGGAGGTCTTGTCTTAGACCGTGATGTTTACACAATGCCTGTAGGTGCAGCTTCTATTCTACAGAACTTTGAACCTTCTGTTAAAGGAGGATATCGTAGGCTTGATGGTACGGCAAAATATTCCAGTTCCCAGGTTAACGGTTCAGCCAAAGTAACAGGAGTCGCAGTATTCAACAGTGGGGTTGTAGCAATTGCTGGTACGGCAGTTAAATTCAGTACTGGTAGTTCCTGGTCTTCCGTTGCAACACAATCAAATACCCCTTCGCGTCCAAGATTCGAAAAGTACAATTACGGCGGAACAGAT